GCGCCTACCCGCCAGAACGTGTTCGTGTTCTCATACAGGTAGAGATTGGTGAACTTCGTCCCGAGCTTTGCGGCAGCCGCAAGCGCCACCTGACCCGCCGTGTCGCTCGCATCATTCCCGCCCTTGAAGCTGATCTTCCCTGGTTCCGCGGCATCGATTGCCTCATAATGGGCGATGGTCTGCCCGAAGGCCGTGCCGGACTTGCTAGTCGACTGCTGGAATCCGGTCATCGACCACTCATCAAGCTCGGCCACAACCACCGACCCGTACATGAATTTTCCGCCTTTTCCGCTGAGTTTTGCCATGATCCTTACCTCCTGTTTGATGTCCATTTCAGGGCAACAAAAAACGGCAGTCCGCTAGGTGGTTAGCCCTAACCGGCTGCCGTTCGTTGTTCTTGCGTCCCGTCCGGGTGATCAGCCCTCGCGGAAACCCTGATTTTTAGTTATGCCGCCTTTTCGTCCAACCCATCCGGCACGCCAAGAACGGTCGTGTCGATTCTTGCCGCGTTTGGGAATCTGTCATGCAACCACTTGAACCGCTCACAAAAAACCTTATCCGGGAACCAATCAAACGGCCGTGTGCAGTGATGCTGCGCGAATGAGAAATCAACCACCACTTCTCCCGCCGGAGTCGCCACCTTCACCGATGCCACCCCCGAGTCGATGATCCACGCCGTGCCGCCCATCTCCTGCGCCTGGAGAACGCAAAGGGTCCCGTAGAGGTCGAATCCGTCAAGGGCCTCATCGAACCGAAATTCCTTGTGGAGATTCACGAGAATGCAACACTCATCGAAGCAACAGGCCGGGTGCGGAAACTCGTGGATGTCATAGGTATCGAAAACCATGGGGATCCGGGTATCATGAAACCGGCCGCAGATCCGGCCCTTGACGTCCTTCCCGATGATTCCGGCGGCGATCCAGGAGTCGGGGAGCTTGGCCAGCTGCTGACGCACTTGGGGGAGCCACACCCGTCGATAGCTCATGTCGTGGTGGGTAAGTATACCGATATCTGCCCCTTCCGCTTCCATGCGCCCGAGTATCTCGTTGAGACCCTTTGTCGCCGATTCCGGGTTCGATATAACATGGACCTGCCCGGTAATCTCCGACTGCGCCAGGGCCATGGAGAGCCGCGCCAGATGGTTGGTTATGCACCCGAAGGAGATTTTCATCGTGCCGCCTTTCGAAAGAGTGCCACCCCGAGGGGCTTGGGATGCTTCGCCGATGTCCATTCTCCGACGAACCCCATTTCCGGATCGGCCTTCAGTTCCCTCACCACCCGGATCACTCCCCATTCCGGCATGGCCGAGTCGTGAAGGATCAGGAACCCGCCCGGGCGGAGCATGGGGAGATAGGTGATAACGTCGAGCTTCACGCCGGGGTAAAGGTGATCACCATCGATAAGGATCAAGTCGTAAGGGGCGAACTTCACGGCCTCCGCTTCGATCCGTTCCTCATCTGAGCGTCCTATGAATTCGTTATAGGTGATTCCCTTGAGGACCTCTTTCCGAAGTCCGGCCTTATGATGCTTATTGTCGTCAATCAGGGAGATTGAAGCCGCGGGGAAAAAGTGATTGATAAGATAGGTGGTCCCGCCGGCCGCCACACCGATCTCAAGATAATTCTCGATCGATTCCCCGCTTTCGAGGATTGCCAGGATCGCGTGGGATATTTCGTCCGGGACCTGCTGACAATGGATACCGCCCTCATGGGATCCGCCGAAGGTCGGGAGGTCGTCAGAACCCGAGTCAAGGATGAACTGTTCGATGGTTTCAAGGGTAAATTTTTCTTTCATTCAGTTTTTCCTTTCATGACTTTTGCAGATCAATCCGGTAATCAATATCGGTCTGCCAGTATCGCCCCGTTCCCGCCTCGGTATCCGCCGGAACATTGATCGGTCCGTTTTCCTGTTGCAAAAAGGTATTCCGTACTGTCCAGCCCGTCACTGTGAATGTCTTGTCCTTCAGCATGGCCTCAAGGTGCATCGCCATGGCCAGGATCGCAGCTGGGGAAGAGCTTCCCGAGAAAAGGGAGAATTGCACATAAACCTCTTTCCCCTCCTTAGCGAAAACGTCATCGGGGTTGTCGCTGACAAAAAAGAAAATCCCATAATCCCCTTCGGCGAGGTTCGCCCCCTCAGCATCCCCAAAGAATAGGCGGTTGGGGATGTCGTTAAAGAAATCCCCACCGGCGTTGAAGAGGGCCAATATCCCGAGGCGTAGGGCGTCCATCAGGCGGTGACCTCCTTGCAAAGAAACTCAAGCCATCGATGATCGTCGTTCAAATCGAGGGGGTTGGAGACAATCGACATGTATTTCCCGGTGAACAGGTCGTGAATCCTCCAGGATGCTTTGAACGGGACGCGGTAGCGGATCCGGAGGCGGTAGTCCGCGATCGCCACGGTGCGCCCGCCCTCGAAGGCCTCGGAACCCTTTACGGGCCATTTTGACGCGGCGAGGTTGGTGCACCCCGGCACCGCGATCCAGGTCTGGACGAAATTCCCGCCGCCGTCGCTCACTCGGGTTTGGGCTTCGACGGTTATTCTGTGCCTCAGGTCACCGGACTGCATCTCAAAACTCCCATATCCTGAACGGCCACAACATCGCCGCAACCGCCTTGTTCTCCGTCACGTTCCCCGCCGCCTGAGTATTTACCTCACTGCGATTATTGTATAGATTTTCCACCATCATCTTGATCGCTGTCACCACGCCCCTCTTCACGCTCGCCGCGGTCGCCCCGTACCCGCACACAAACCGTACCGTGATCGGATTCGACGGCCAGAGGGTGGCCGATGGCCAGGACCCGCCATAGGGCAGCACGATCCGCCCGACCCCCTCCCCATTGGTCTCTACCAGGTAGTCAGTGTTTTCGGTGAGCGTCGTCGTGGTCCCGGCGCTGTCCTTATAGGTGATCGACGTCACGCTCGACAGGTTGCCGAAGGGCAGGTTAATAAACGGTTTGCACGGGAATTCGTCAAGGGAGGCGTCCCACGTTGCGGTGATGAGCTGTCGGTGGGTGATCGCTTCCGCCTGCTCCCGGGCCGCGGTGATCAGGGCGGTGAGGAGGTTATCCTCCGTCGCGTCGCTGGCGTACCGAATCACCGAAACCCCGAACTCAGAAGCGGCCACCAGCGGCTTGGTGAGTACGGAAATATACTGCTTGTTCCCCGTGTATGCGATCTTCTGTACCTTGACCGTCGTCGCTCCCGTTACCTGAGTGAGCGCCCCCCCGGCCCAGTCGGTCCATGTTGCGTGATCATCGGATTCAACGATTTTCCCGTCTAGCGTCCCCCCGGATCCGATCATGCCTGCATCCAGGATAACCACCGCCTGATACCCGAGAACGTCGGCATAGGGCCTGGTGAAGGTCGGATATGCCGCCCCCTGATCTGCGGTCGCGGTCCCATTGGAGAGGATCTCGCCGAGGGTGAAGGCCCCGGAGCGGTTCCAAACGGTATAGGTCAAGGCCGTGAGCTTTTCGACTATCTTGCAAGTCTTTGTCGAGGTCGCACCGGTGATCGTGTCTCCCGCCGCCCATCCCGCGCCCCCGGGGGCGACGTCGAGAGTCATGGTTTCAAGGCAGGTGTAGACGGACGCTACCGCGTGAGAGCCGGGGGGGATGAGCTGATCCGGATCGAGATTGCAATAGGCAGAACCGGAATTTTGGTTGAGATGTTCCTTGATCTCCTGGAGGGAGACGGGCTCGATACTCGGCGGCGTGACGATTTTAAGCTGCATCTTTCTTCCCCTCTGGCGGCTTTTCTTTGAAGGTCAACAGTTCCTTGATCGTGTTCGACGGCACCCGAGGATTGAGGATAGCGATGATCTTGAGGGCCTTGAAGATGATATAAGGGATCGCCCCGATGAAGAATGAATAGTCGCTCCCTACTTCTTTGATCCATGCATTCGATAAAAATCCGGTCATCATAGACAATCCCCAACGCATTTTTTATGGTACGAGGTGAATCCTCCGCAACACACGCCCCAATACATCATCTTGCGAACCCACCAGGGCTTACCCCGGACTTCCATGGCCTCAAGAAATACCGAATTTGCTTGATCGTAGGTCGCCTGGGGCGTTGAATCGGTTCGGTACAGGTAATCATGAATCACGGCCTCTCGATGTGCCCTGTCGCCAAATGCCATGTATGCAATCGGAACACGGGGAACGCTGGCAAAGTCGGTTTCAAATCCCTGCGGAACTTCGATCTTGCCGAGGATGTCAGAGACGTAAATCAGCGGGGAATCAATCACCCATACCCTGTCGTCATCCTTTAGCCGTGCATTCAATTGTGTCAGAAATTCACTCATTTTGCCCTCCCTTTCGGCGTCCATGCCTGCCATCCGTAGGTGCCATCCACATACTTGACGCAGAGATCCCCGCCATGGCGATAAGTGCCGACGTTCTCCTTGTTGCACTTCGGCGGATCAGGCACAAAGATGTCCACGATATCAGCGGCAACCTTTAACTCCGCGCACGCCGCGAGAACGAGGATCATCAAAACCACCATGATCTTCCTCATCGCTTCCCCCTCTTCTTCCTCTTCGCCCGTCTAATTGCTTTCGCCTGTTTCTTCCGGCCCACCTCTGCGGTCTTCATGCCGTAAACGTCCTCACGTTCGCCGCCACAGCCGCCACCCGGTTCATCCACCCCTTGAAAAACTTCTCTTGCGAAGGATCATTCGCCACGATTTTCCGGTAGAAAATATCGCGCTCCCTGATCACGTCAGTAATGAGTTGCCGGGTATCCAGGGAGGGAACCATTTCAAGAGTCTTCGCCCCGATCCATCCGTCAACTAGTAGGGCCTTCGCGGCCATCCGGTTCAAGGCCCGCTGCAGAAACTTTCCGGCGTTGATCGAACCGTGATTCACGGCGCTGTCGAAAAGGAGATAGTCCAGGCCTGAGGGAAGATCGTCACCATGGATCTTGTCCCAAAACAGGCGGCGGTAGATCGGGGCTACTTCATCGGGGGTATCCATCATAAGGACGTCGGCGGTGTCGATGTCGCCGTCATGGTCAAAGTCGCCGTAGCCATAGCGGGAATGGTATTCCTTGAGGGTCCCGAGGGTGACGCCATGGTTAGTGGGCCCGCCCTTGTCGGCGGGGTGATCGGAGAAACCACCTTCGGAGGTCAGGACGAATTTCAGGGAGGAGGGGAAGTTTTCTTGCATCAGTTATTCCCCCTGCTCGCCGGGACGTCCTGCCACCGCTTCACTTTGGCCGCGATTTCTTTCATTTCCCGCGTGCTCCGTTCATGTTCAATCAGGGCATCGACGACTTTATCTTGTCCTTTCTTTAGTTCATCTATGCCGATGCTTATATGGTCAAACTTTGTTTCCAGGCGTGTCACGCGGATATCCATTTGCTGATCTGCCAATATTCGCGCTGATCTGCCCTCAGCAAGCGTATTGAAGAGATACCCGAGACACAGGGCAACAACGAAGGTCAAGAAGCCGAGGACCGCCCATAGTTCAAATCTAACTTTCGTTGTGTCGCCGTTTGCCATTGCCGTCTCCCTTCGATTATTCGCCCTCATCCTGCAGCGGATTGAGTGTATCCAGCACTTCCCCGTTCCCCGTATCCCAATGAGGCGGATCGGGAGGAGGCTCCCAACCGTCAGGGTGAACAATTATCGCACCGCTCCCCTTCCCCTGCACCGGAGGCACGTCCCCATCTATCCAAGTCAAGGCAAAACGCCCGTCAGGCGTCGGACAAACACAGTCGATGATTCGCGGGGTGCCTTCGATGTGTTGCGAGTCGTGCCATGCCTGCAAGACCTTCCCGTATTCCCGCGCTTCATCTTCATTGTCAAAAGCTACGTATGGCATGGCTCACCTCGTAACCGTGATGGAGTAGGTCGCTGCATTGTAAACGAATCCCGTATCCGTGGGGGCCATGAACCAGAGGCCGCCGGCGGAGGGGGTGGTCACTTGCTTTAACGACATTCCTGTTGCAGCCCAATCGCAAACCCCTGCTGGGTTTCTAAAACCGAAGTAAGGCCCGATGATATTAGTAAAATATACTGTTTGTGCCGCCATCCCGGCAGCAAGTATTCTTGCATCATATTGCCCCGCAGACGGCCCCAATGTAGAGAAGACATCACCGAGGTATGCGTTTGGTTTGTTCGTCCCTGTGTTCGTAAATGTGCCAAGGACAAACTTGAACAATTTCCCTGTGCCGGAAGCAATTTGATCATACGCCACAACACTATTCGCCCCCGCTTCTAATGCTTGGGTAATATCGGTGCCGGAAACTGTGAATGTGTCATAACCGCTGTTTGTCCACCCGTCTAATTGATCTGTGCTACTCAACGTCTCCCCCGTCCCCACCGCCCCGAAGGTCACGGCGAGCGTGCCGGTAGAGGTCAAGACGCCGTGGAAACCGGCAAAGGGGCGCAGATCATTTGCGGGTAGACCAACCGAAGGGGTAAAAACTGGACCGGTGAGATATGAGGGACCACCAGCAGGGTTTGAGATAAACACGGAGACGCTATTTAGGGTGATGCCGGAGACAGAATTATAGTATCCAATGATCGTCCTGATCGCCTCGTCAATCGTTTTCGCAGTCCCCGATGCACCGGGAAGCGTACCGTAGTTGACAGTCTGTTGTGTCACCTGTCTCCGGCTCATATAGGCAGCGGGACAGGGCGAGGCTGTGAGGAAAATCAAGCAAGCGATGAGATATTTTTTCATACGTCACCCCTTTAGTGCGCGAGTGTCCGCCCGAATTTCAGATTCCAGCCGGTCATGAACGGCCCCGGCTGCGCATAGGTTCCCGTGGTAAGGCAATCCAGCGCGAATTTCACTTTCTTCCCCGCCGCCGGACTGTTCGCAATCGTCAACGCCCCAGATAGGGCAGAGATCATTTCGTCATACCGGACATGCGAGGCCCCGGTGAACGTGCTGGAAACAGGAGTACCCATCGCCTGAGCTAAAGAATCGGACGATGAGAAGGCAACCCCGCTTAACTGGCAAATGATCGTTTCCCCATTTCCGGGGGGAGTCGCATTATCCACGGCCCCCGTCCATTGCCAATAGACCGCTGACCCGTCCCAATCAAGGGGTGCCATCCAGTCGAATTTCAAAGTAAGTTGAGCCGAGTGGGAAAAGAGGCGCCCCCATGCTGGCTGAGAATAGGCATAGAGGGTGAAGGTGCAGGAATTATTGCCCTGCGCGGCCCCGTATCCGACTGTCAAGACCGTTGCTGCTGCGGACGCCCTGAAATAGATGTTGTTCGCCCCCGCCGCAAGGGTAGTTGTCGGAACGCCCCCCGTTCCGTTCACAATGATGTGAGCCCCGGAAGTATGGGTCTCGGTAGCGAGGAGGCGGTATACCATGTTCGGCACGATGGTAATGCTGTTGCTCACTGCCGTTTCCGCCGTTCCCGCCGTGTTCACCAGGGCGTCAAGATCAATATGGTTGGCATTTACCGTCAGGGTGTCCATCGCAGTGGTCCCTTGCGACCAGACGGCATTGGTGCCGTTGAGGAGAAGCTGAGAGCCGACAGGGCCTTGAACCTTTGACGGTATGGCCGGAGCGCCGAGAACGCTGTCCATTCCCGAGCTGATGTCAAAGGAGATCGGAAGAGCACACGTCTGAACTCCAG